TAAGCCTAACGGTGAGCCAACAAGACTATTACTATCATTAAAGGCTTGGGGTGCTTCTAGTAAAGCAGATGCAAAAGCAAAGGCAAAGAATATTAGTTCACGCAACAAAAAGAAATGAATTGGTTGTATATACTTTTAGCTGTAATAGCTGACATAGCACTATTAGTGAATGTATGGCATCATTGGTAATATGCAAAAACTAGATATATATGTAGGATATGATGGCAAGGTAGAACCAATTGCATATCACAACTTTTGCCAGTCAGTTATAGAGAAGTCATCTATACCGGTAAGTTTTACACCATTAGCACTAAATACTTTAAAAGACTACGAAGAAACACATAAAGACGGTAGTAACGCATTTATCTATTCACGCTTTTTAGTTCCATATCTAAATAACTTTAAAGGTATCGCACTATTCGTAGATGGCGATATGATATGTAGAACAGATATAGCAGAGATACTAGCTAACTTTGATAATGACGAAGCAGTCAAAGTCGTAAAGCATTACTACACAACAAAGCATCCAGTTAAATATCTAGGTGCAAAGAACGAAGACTATCCTAAAAAGAACTGGTCAAGCGTTATGTTGTGGAATTGCTCACATTGGCTGAATAAACAACTTACACCTAAATTTGTGCAAGAACAAACAGGTAAATACCTACACAGATTTGAATGGCTCAAGTATCCAGAAGAACAAGTAGGTAAGCTAGACGAGACATGGAATCATCTTGTTGGTGAGTATGATTATGACCAAGATGCTAAACTAGCCCATTTCACCTTGGGAACGCCATGCTTTAATGGATACCAAGACTGTGACTACTCAGAAGAGTGGTTTGATACCTATAAACGAATGATATATCCTCTAAAAGGAAAAGATAAAGAATCGGAGCTTTAACATGGCAACATTACAGGACATACTATCAGGGAACTTCCCTGCTGCACAGAGATATGCAGAAGGCTATGCCCAAATGCCATCTTATTTGCAAGACCCATACTTAGGTTTATCTACTAGCCAAGTAGGAAATGTGACAAAAGGCTTATTAGGGCAAACAGAAAATAAATTATTAACAGATATAGAAAAAAGAAAGCCATACAATAGTTTCTTTTCTACTTATCAAGATAAATTAATGCCAAATTCATTGCCTAATACAGGTAATACTTTTGAGTCTGAAAATTATATAAAATTTGTCAATGATAATAAGCCTATGTTAGAAGAATATATTACATCTATGAAAGATAAAATTAATTCTTATTCAGGTCTAACTGAAAAACAAAAAGCAAAGAAAATTAACGATAGTATGAGAGATGCAAGAGTAGATGTAATAAATACATGGAAATATTTAACCGAAAAAAATGAAATACTAAACAATTTATTACCAGAAAATAAAGGTTTACTGAAATAACAATAGAGGGCAACCAACCTAAGGGAGTTGCAATATCATGGCAGAAAGATTAAGAAAACGACATCAAGACGAAGTAAGAACTAAAATACAGACAAGTCAGCTTATAAATGTATTGCAAGATCATGCACTTAATGGTCAAACTGAGATACCACCTAGTCGCATGAAAGCAATAGAGATACTATTACGTAAATCATTACCTGATTTATCATCTACTGAGATAAGTGGCGTAGATGGTGGAGAAATCCCATTAGGTATAGGAATAAACTTTGTCAAACCAAACGATAGCTGAGTTTCCTGAGCAATTACAGTTTCTTTTCAGTCCACATAGATACAAAGTAGCATACGGTGGTCGTGGAAGTGGTAAGTCATGGTCTATGGCAAGAGCATTGCTTATAAAAGCAGCTAATGAGCCAACACGTGTCTTATGCGCACGTGAAATACAAAAGTCTATCAAGCAGTCAGTACATACATTACTTAATGACCAAATACAATCATTAGGTCTAGGAGCTTTCTATGAAGTTCTTGAGTCAGAGATTAGGGGTATTAACGGTAGTACATTTAGTTTTACTGGTCTTGCTACAAATACGGTCGAGTCAATTAAGTCATTTGAAGGTTGCGATATTGCGTGGGTTGAAGAAGCTCAAACAGTTAGTAAGAAGTCATGGGATATTCTTATTCCTACAATACGTAAACCTAATTCAGAGATATGGGTATCATTTAACCCTAATATAGATACAGACGATACATATACTAGGTTTGTGGTAAACCCACCAGAAAACGCTAAGGTTGTTAAAGTAAACTATACTGATAACCCTTGGTTTCCTGAAGTGCTAGAGATAGAACGTCAACATAGCGAGAAGACTAACCCTGACTATGCAAACATCTGGGAAGGTGATTGTAAAGCTGCTGTAGATGGTGCTATATACTCTAACGAAATACGTGAAGCACAAGAAGAAGGACATATTACTAATGTTCCTTATGACCCTATGCTAAAAGTTCATGTTGTTATGGACTTAGGTTGGAATGATAGTATGTCAGTTATCCTATGTCAAAAGGGTGTAGCAGACTTACGCATCATTGGTTATATAGAAGATGACCACAGAACACTAGATAGTTATTCTGCACAACTAAAGAACTTACCATATAATTGGGGTCAAATGTTCTTACCACATGACGGACAGTCTAAAGACTTCAAGCATGGTATATCAGCAGAAGATATAATGAGAAAGCTAGGATGGGACGTAAGAATAGTTCCTAAACAAGACATAGAGTCTGGTATTAAACTAGCAAGAATGAACTTTCATAGAATATACTTTGACAAGTCAGCACAAAGACTTGTTGAATGTTTAAAGAATTATCGCAGAAGTATAAATTCTGCAACTAACGAACCTGGTGCGCCATTGCATGATGAGTTCTCTCATGGAGCAGACGCATTTAGATACTTATGTACTTCCATAGATGCTATGAAGAATGAGTCATGGTCTAAAGAGAAGATACAATATACAAATAGAGGAATTGTTTAATGAAGATACAAGACATGGAAATCGTAGCTCGTGTAGAAGCTGAAGAGAACATTGCGTATGGTGTTAATGACTCTGCACTTTCTAACGATAGAGCCGCTGCAATTGACTACTACTTAGGTCAACCTTTCGGTAACGAAGAAGAAGGTCGTTCACAAGTAGTTAGCTATGACGTACAAGATACGATTGAAGCTGCATTACCACAACTCCTTAAAGTATTCGTAGCTGGTGACAAGGTTGTTCAGTTTGATCCTAAAGGTCCTGAAGATCAAGAAGCAGCAGAACAAGAAACAGATTATGTAAACCATATCGTTATGGAAAAGAACGAAGGGTTTAAGATATTCTACGTATGGTTTAAAGACGCATTACTATCTAAGAATGGCTATGTAAAAGTCTACGCTGAAGAATACGAAGAAACAGAAGAATACGAGTATAAAGGTCTTACAGATGCACAACTACAAATGTTGGCATCAGATGAGAATACAGAAGTATTAGAGCATGAAGGTTATCCTGATCCATCTATCAACATGGATGTAGTATATCAACAAGCAGCCATGAATGGTGTTGATCCAGCAACTATTATGCAACCTATGCTACATGACGTTAAACTCAAAGTCACAGAGAAAGAGACAGAGATTAACATTGAGAACGTAGCACCAGAAAACATGATGGTATCTGTAGAAGTATCTGGTCCTAATCTACAAGACGCTAGATTCGTTCAACACAGAGAAGTTATGCAATTGTCAGATATTGCAGAAACATTTGACAAGCCACTAGAATACATCAAGTCTATCATGTCAGACTTACGTGATACGTTTGAAGAAGAGTCTAATGCACGTGATATCTATCAAGAAGAATATGACAGAGCTATTGAGTCAGATGAAGCATTAGTTAAAGACACATATATTAAGTTAGACGGTGAACGTCATAGAGTGGTTATCTTAGGTAATACTATTCTCTACAAAGAGAAAACAGAGTATGTACCTTTTGCATGTATCACACCTATGATTATGCCACATAGACATATTGGTCGTTCTTATGCCGACTTGACTATGGACATTCAGCTTATCAAGTCCACACTTATTCGTGGTCAGTTAGATAATATGTATCTAGCTAACAATGGTCGTTATGCTATCTCTGATCGTGTAAACCTAGACGATATGCTTACATCAAGACCAGGTGGTATTGTTCGTGTAGAAGGTGACCCAGGTTCAGGCATTATGCCTTTATCACATCCACCACTACCAGCATCATCATTCGGTATGGTTGAATACATGGACTCTATGAAAGAAAAGAGAACAGGTGTTACAGCTTACAATCAAGGTTTAGATGCTAACAGTCTTAATAAGACAGCTACCGGTGTAGCACAGATTATGAATGCGTCACAACAACGCATAGAGTTAGTAGCTAGAACATTTGCTGAAACAGGTGTAAAAGAGTTATTTAAGTTAGTTCACAGATTAGTTAGAACAACACTTACTAAACCAGATATTGTACGTATCAGAAACAAATGGGTAGAAGTAGACCCAAGAGAATGGGATGATCGTAAAGACTTATCTATATCTGTAGGCTTAGGTGCAGGTAATAAAGATCAACAATTAGTACACTTAACTACTATCTTGAATATGCAAAAAGAAGCTATCCAAGTAGGCTTAACTAACCCTGAGAAGATTTACAATGCGTTAGCTAAACTCACACAGAACGCAGGATTTAAGAATCCTGAAGAGTTCTGGGTTAATCCAGCTAACACACCTCAGCAAGAAGGTCAGCAAGAAGATAAGCCTTCAGAAGCTGAGATTATGATTCAAGGTCAACTACAGATTGAACAACAAAAAGCACAAGCACAACTACAACAAGAGCAACTCAGATCACAAAATGATGTTATAATTGAACGTGAGAAGATAGCAGCTCAAGCTGAGTTGGAACGCTTTAAAGCACAATTAAAAGCAGAAACTGACTTAGCTATTGCACAAATTAAAGCACAGTCAGGAATGATGTATGGCGGATAAACAATTATCAGAAATTAAATTAGGTGAACAAGCAGCAAAGATATTAGAGAATCCTGTTTACCAAGACGCTATTGCTAAGGTTCGTGAGAATATTGTAGCTAGTATGACAACAAGTCCACTAGGTGACGAGAAGACTCACAACAAATTAGTAATCGCACTACAGTTATTAAACCAAATAAACAAACAACTTACTGACGTTATGCAAACAGGTAAGTTAGCAGCTATCCAAACGGACAGACCTAAGTTTAAGATATTTGGGTAGTTTAAAAATGTGTAGTATGTTACACAAATTTGGGTAAGGACAAGCCCACTTAAGACTCTCACGAGTCTTTTTTTATTGTCTAATTTCAAGGAAAATATTATGAGTGACCAAGTCGTAGAACAGTCACCACAAAGCCGATTAGAGGCTATGCTAGGTGATGATATTGTATCTGATGTGCAACCAACAGAAGCATCTGAAGAGAAAGAAGAAGCACCACTAGAGGCTAAAGCTGAAGCTACTGAAGAAGTAGAATCAGAAGAAGCAACAGAAGAACCAGAAGCAGAAGCTGAGGAAGTAGAACAGTCTGATGAAGATGAAGTTCCAGCTATCCTTAAGTTAAAAGTTAATGGTGAAGAAGTTGAAAAGCCAATAGACGAAATCGTAGCATTAGCACAACAAGGCTTAGACTACACACAAAAGACACAACAAGTAGCAGAACAACGTAAAGAGCTAGAAGCGTATGCTGAGAGTATAAAAGCTCAAGAGCAAGCCTTTCAAGAACAGATGCAACTTAACAATGTGTTAATAGAAGATGTAGCAAAAATCACATCATTAGACCAACAATTAAACCAATATGCTAACGTGAATTGGCAACAATTGTCTGATAATGACTTTGTGGAAGCGCAAAAACTTTTCTTTACATATAACCAACTACAGCAAGAACGTAGTCAACTCGTTTCACAGTTTGAAGCCAAAAAGCAAGAAGTCGTTACTAAGCAAACGCAATTGATGGCTGAGAAGATAGCTAAAGGAAAAGAGATTCTAGCTAAAGAGATACCAAATTGGAGTCCTGAGACTAACCAAGCATTGTTATCTACTGGCAAGGATTATGGCTTTTCTGATGCAGAACTCAACGCAATTGTTGACCCTCGTCACGTGAAGGTATTGCATGACGCTATGCAATGGCGCAAACTACAACAAAATTCTACTGTAAAGAAAAAGGTATCAAGCGCAAAACCAGTAGTGAAACCTGGAGCAAAAGATACCAAAGCCGAAGCCAATTCTAACCACCGTCAATTACGTGAGCAGTTACGTAAAACAGGTAAGTCAGATATGGCTGCAAAACTTATCGAAAACATGCTTTAATTTACAAAGGAAACCATAATCATGGCAGAATCAGCAACCAACACCTATACGGGTAAAGGTATAGCAGAATCATTCGAAGATATCATTTTTGATATTTCTCCAGAAGATACACCTTTACTCTCATTAGCAAAAAGAATGTCAGCAGGTCAAACATACCATCAATGGCAAACAGACGCACTTGCAGCAGCAGGTCCTAACCGTTCACTTGAAGGTGATGACTCATCATTCGCAACATTAGCAGCAACAACAGTATTAGGTAACTATACTCAAATCTCAAGCAAAACAGTTCAAATTTCTAACACATACGATGTAGTACGTAAGTATGGTCGTAAGTCTGAAGTTGCTTACCAACTTATGAAAGCTGGTAAAGAACTTAAGCGTGACATGGAGTATGCTATCGTACGTAACCAAGCATCATCAGCAGGTGGCGCAGCAACAGCTCGTTCATCAGCAGGTGTAGAATCTTGGATTACTAACCGAGTATTAGCAACAGGCTCTACATCAGGTACAACACCTGGTTTCAGCAATGGTACAGTTGCAGCTCCAACAGATGGTACATCAGTAACATTTATTGAAGCAGACTTGAAATCAGCTTTACAATTAGCTTGGACAGATGGTGGCGAACCATCATTAATCCTTATGTCAGCAACTAACAAAGCTCGTTTCTCAGGCTTTGCAGGTATTGCTACTAAGTTTGTAGATGTACAAGTTAAAACACAAGCAACAATTACTGGCGCTGCAGACGTTTACGTTTCAGACTTCGGTAACCACACAGTTAAACTAGACCGTTTCATGCGAGATCAAGTAGTTCTTGCTGTTGATCCTGGTTATGTTGGCTTAGCTTCACTACGCCCATTAAGCAAAGAAGAACTTGCTAAGACTGGTGACAGCACAAAATGGTTACTCACAGCAGAATATGCATTAGTGGTTCAAAACCCAGATGCACATGCTAAAGTACAAAACGTAGGTGCTTAGTAACTAGCTATGATATAATGGAGGGAGTTAATTCTCCCTCTGTTGTATTTTTATTATGCCAATATTATTTGACCACAATAGCGTAACAGGTGTAAGTCAGTACTTTGACTATGACCCAGCTAAAGATACATACTACCTAACTAGCACTCAAGATGTGAGTGGCATGTTAGACAAAATTAAACAAGCAAGAGATAATCCTGATGTTTGGGATAATGGCGTTAAACAAGAATGGGCGCACTTTGCTAGTATTCCACCAGTTGTTGAAATGCAACTAAAGCAAAAGGGTATAGATATATATAACCCTGACCAAACAAAAGAGTTGATAAAAGAAATAAACGAGAACTATCCATACTTGAAACTAACTACTAAGCGTGGATGATAGTATACGGAGCTAAAAGAGTAGGCGGTAAACTTCTACTAAGAAGATGGTTTAAAAAAAGAACTTCAGATAGAAATAAAAGACTTGACTTAGATATGAAGAAGTTAAGAAAAAAATGGTGGCACTTTAGGACTAGATGGACAGAGAAGAATTAAAGAAAGTACAGTTAGCTATACACGACCTTATTACTAAGGAAGAGTATGAGACAGCTTTACCTATTATTAACGAAGTCTTAATGGTATATCCTAATGATGCAGCAACCATTCATTTCCTAGGATACATTTGGTTAATGGGTGAGAAACCTGCATTTGCATACCAATTCTTCCGTAGAGCATTACAAGAACAACCAGGCAATAAAGCATTATGGACTTCTCTAGGTCGTGCATGTCACGAAATGGATATGTTTGATGATGCTATTAAATACTTCTTAAAGTCAGCAGAATTAGATCCTAGTTATGCTATGGCATACTCTAATGCAAGTGCTACATTAGTTCAAATGTCAAGATGGGATGATGCAGAAAAGGCATCTAAAATGGCTTTAGAATGCGATCCTAACGATTTAAACGCACAATTAAACCTAGCTCATAGTTACTTAGCTAAAGGACAATGGGTAGAAGGTTGGAAAGAATGGGATAAGTCACTAGGTGGCAAGTTCCGTAAAGAATTAATCTATGGTGATGAACCAAGATGGAATGGCGATAAAGACAAGACTATCGTTATTTATGGTGAACAAGGTTTAGGTGATGAGATACTTTACGCATCATGTATTCCAGATGCTATAGACATTAGCAAGAAAGTTTACATAGATTGTGATGAAAGATTAGAAACATTATTTAAACGTAGCTTTCCAAAAGCAGAAGTGCATGGCACTCGTAAACAAGATAATGTGGAGTGGTTAAATGGAATTAGTTTTGATGCAAGATGCGCAATTGCTGGAATACCTCAGTTTTTCAGGACAACAAGTAAATCTTTTCCTGGGACTGTTTTTCTAGTACCTGATACAGAAAAGGTTGAGATGTGGAAAGCCATGTTTAAACCATGGGGTAAGACAGTTATAGGTATCACTACTAAAGGTGGTACGTTTAGAACAAACGCAAATGGTCGTATTCTTACAGAACAAGACTTACAACCATTACTTAAACGCAAAGACATACAGTTAGTTAGCTTAGATTATAGCGTAGAACGCAAAATTGAAGGTGTTAAGTACTTTGAATTAGCGTCAGACGCAAAAGATTATGATGATACAGCAGCTCTTATAGCAGCTTGTGACATGGTTTTAGGGGTAAACACTACAGCATTGCATTGTAGTGCTGCTATGGGCGTTAAAACATGGTGCTTAGTACCTAAATATCACCAATGGAGATACGCACAGCCTAGTATGCCATGGTATCGTTCTATGAGACTATTCTATCAAGATGATAAAACATGGTCTGAAGTCATAGAAAACGTCACTAATCAGCTATGAAACTAGCAGGAAACACATATTTACCGGATAATGACGAGTTCTTTGTCAACTATTTTAAATTAGATGATGTGTTTGAAAGAAATTCACTAGATATTGCAATGGAACATGTAAAGAAATGGGATGTTGCAGTAGATGGTGGCGCACATGTAGGTAGTTGGTCTAGGTTTCTATGTGATAAGTTTAATCTGGTCGCATCTTTTGAGCCTAACCCTGATAATTTTGAATGTTTAGTAGCAAATACTAAGAACAAAAACAATATTATTCTGTCTAAGTTTGGTCTGTACGACATTCATCAAGAATTTGCACTAGCAAGTGGGAACAATACAGGTTGTTGGCACTTATCTGAAGGTAAAGGTATAAAAGTTATGCCTATGCCTGATTTTGGTGCATTAGACTTCTTAAAACTAGACGTAGAAGGTTTTGAATTCAATGCTATTGCAGGCATGATAGATCAAATCAGACGTTATAGACCTGTGATTGTGATAGAAGAAAAGAATCTAGCACATAAGCCACTCACATACGAAGCAAGACATCTATTAGAAAGCATTGGATACAAAGAAGTAGGTCAAGCACATAAGGATGTAATCTTTGCTTAACGTTACATTCTTACACGTAGGTAAAGATGTAGATATGCCTACAAAGATGGTCGCTTCTGTAAAAGAAGTTATGCCAAACGCTAACATAGTTCAATTATCAGATATGAATACGCCAATTATTAAAGGCGTAAATACTATTATTCGTAAAGAATATAATGGTCTTATCATGTTATTTAGGTTAGAACATCTAGCTTCACTTAGAGGCAATTGGATTACACTAGATACTGACATGATTATTAAAAAAGACTTATCTCATGTATTTGACCAAGACTTTGATGTAGCACTTACAAGACGTTATGGTGTCATCATGGATACAAATGGGGATGACTTAGTAAAGATAATGCCATACAACGCAGGTGTTATGTTTTCTAAGAACCATGAGTTTTGGAAAGACGCATTAGAAGCATTAAAGACATTTAAACAAGAAGCACATGAGTGGTATGGTGACCAATTAGCCATTAAATTCATATCAGATAAAAACCAATATAAAGTATTAGAACTTCCATGTGACGAATATAACTATACGCCAGGAAGTAAAGAAGAACGTAAAGATGTATATGTTTATCATTTCAAAGGTCAACGCAAAGATTGGATGATGAACGGACAATATTAAAGGAAAACCATGGCATTTACCAATTATAGCGCATTCGTATCTACAGTAGAAAGCTACTTAGCTCGTAATGACTTAACAAGTGTTATACCTGACTTCGTTCAAATGGCACAGTTAAGAATGAGTCGTGATCTAAGAACAGAAGCAATGTTAAAAGTAGCAACTACTACACCTACAGATAATAAGGTAGCATTTCCTACTGACTTCTTAGAATTAAGAGAGATGCACTTCCAAGGTAATCCACCTATTATCTTAGAGTTCCAAACACCTGATCTATTCTTCCGTAATGGTCAAACAACATTATCAGGTCGTTCACACTATTTTACAATGTTAGGTACAGAGTTCCAATTTGCACCTAGCCAAGATACAGATTACACCATTCAAATTTTATATTATGCTCAACCTACATTTATTTCTAGCACAACAGCTAGTAACTTGTTCTTAGCATACTACCCAGACGCTTTACTTTACGCAACTCTAGCAGAAGCAGAACCGTATCTTATGAATGACCCAAGAATTGCAACATGGTCAGCATTATATGATAGAGCAATTGCAAACATCAAGAAAAGCGATTTAGGTCAAACATATTCATACACAACATTAAGCGTTACCCCAAGATAAGGAAAATATTATGGCAGAAATGAGTAATTTTCTGGAAAATGCGTTAATTAACGCTACTCTAAGAAACACAACATATACATCAGTTGCAACAGTTTACGTATCACTATGGACTTCAGACCCTACAGACGCAGGTAGTGGTACAGAAGTATCAGGTGGTTCATACGCTAGAACAGCAGTTACTTTTGGCGCACCATCTAACGGTGCTACTACTAACAATGCTGACGTAACATTCCCAACAGCAACAGCTTCATGGGGAACAGTAGGTTGGATTGGTATCAATGATGCTTTATCATCAGGTAATCTTCTTTACCATACAGCATTAGATACATCAAAAACAATTGACTCTGGTGACATCTTTAAGATTTCAACAGGCAACCTTTCAGTTACATTAGCCTAAGGATAAAAGATGCCTTTAGTCGTAAGGGATCGTGTTCAGGAAACAAGTACCACCACAGGCACAGGTACGTTTACACTTGCTGGTGCAGTATCTGGATTTCAATCATTCTCTGCTATCGGTAACGGTAATACTACTTACTACGCTATCGTAGGTGGCACACAATGGGAAGTAGGTCTAGGTACATATACATCTTCAGGTACTACTTTATCTCGTGATACTGTATTAGCATCTAGCACAGGTTCTAAAATAGACTTTGCTGCAGGTACAAAGAACGTATTTGTAACTTATCCTGCTGCTGAAGCAGTTTATCAAGATGAAACTAACACAGCCTATGCACCACAGTTTGCTGCTAGTAACGGACTTAATGTAAATAACGCAACTATAAGTACATCTTACACATTCCCTACAGGATACAACTCTGTAGAAGCAGGGGATATTACAATTTCTAATGGCGTAACGGTTACAGTACCTAATACGTCAAGATGGGTGATCGTATAATGCCAAGTATAATTCGTGCAACCACAACAAGTGGATTACAAGTAGCTCCAGATAATAGCGGAAGCCTACAACTACAAACCAATGGTACTACTACAGCAGTTACTATAGATACATCACAGAATGTAGGGATTGGTACTGCTATTCCTAATTCAAAATTACATGTTTCATCTGGTGCTGTTACAGTAACAGGAGCATCTTCTACAACTGCTAGAATAAATATGTTTAATAATGCTGCCACTACTGGTGGATTATTATTAGGGCAAGGATATGCATCAGGAACAGACAATACGGGCTATATATTTAATGTATCAAATGCCCCAGTTGTTTTTGGCACTAACGATACAGAACGTATGCGTATAGGCTCTGATGGATATGTAAGAGTAAATAATACTGGGGGTCTTGATGGTCAATTTAGTTCTTTAACTGGAGCTTTTTACGCTGCAGCTTTTGCAAATACAGATGCTACAATTACAACGGTATATTCATGGAATAAAGCTACTTCAGGAAATAATTTATTTTATCAATTTTATACAGATACTGGTACTTTAAGAGGAAGTATTGATTATAACAGAGCTGGAAATGCTGTTCGTTATAACACAACATCTGACCAAAGATTAAAAGAAAATATTGTTGATGCACCTTCTGCAATTGACTTAATTAATTCAGTTAAAATTAGAAGTTTTGATTGGAAAGAAACAGGCTTCCATGTTGATTACGGTGTTATTGCACAAGAGTTAAATGAAGTTGCTCCAGATGCAGTAAGTGAAGGAATTGATAATGAAGATGGAACAATTAAACAATCATGGGGAGTAGATACTTCTGTTTTAATTCCAGCATTAATAAAGACTGTCCAAGAACAACAAACCATCATCAACGACCTAAAAGCAAGAATAGAAATATTGGAGGCTAAGTAAATTGAGCAAGCTAGTATTAAATGGTGATGTATCTGGATCAGTAACGCTAGATGCACCAGCAGTATCAGGCACAACTACGCTAACATTGCCTGTTCAAACAGGTACTGTAATGGTAAATGGTCCAGCGTTTTTTGTAAGAAAAAGTACAAACCAAACTATTACTTCTGGTGTAGAAACTAAAATAATTTTTGATACTGAAACTTTTGATACAGCATCTTGTTTTAATAATACAGGTTCAACAGTTGGTGGTATTCCATCTTATTCTTTTCTACCAAATGTAGCTGGGTATTATCAATTAAATTTTACATTAATGCCAGAAGGTTCTACTTCACTTACTAGATATATTATAGTTGTTCAAAAAAATGGTTCTATTTTAGAAGTATTAGAAGATGGGGGAACAATAAATAAAACAAGTGGTTCATATTTAATGTATTTAAACGGTACAACTGATTACGTTTCTTATGCTTGTTATATTTTTGCAACAACTGCGGTAGTTAATTCTGGTAATACTGTATTTTCAGGTGCTTTAGTGAGGTCTGCATAATGAATTTATACGAAAAAATTAAACAACTATATCCACAATTAACAGATATAGACTTTGCACCTAATGGCACAATACGTTTACAAAACGATTCAGATGGTCGTGGTGACTACATAGCTAAATGGGAACATCCTACACTACCTAGACCTACAGACGAACAATTAGGAGCAGTATAATGCCTATTTCGCTAAATGGCACAAACGGAATCACATTCCCAGACAATAGTCTACAAACTGCTGCAGCGTCACCTTTTGGGCTTAAAAATAGACTAATTAATGCCGACATGCGCATAGATCAGAGAAATGCGGGTGCTAGTGTTAATAACGGAACAGGAACTGTTTACACACTTGACCGATGGGCTTCTTATGGTGCAACATCTAGTAAATTTTCTATCCAGCAAGATGCAGGGGGCGTTACACCACCCGTAGGATTTAATGACTACCTTGGCATAACATCTTCATCTGCTTATGCAGTGCCAGCAGGTGAGAGTTATCAAATTTCACAACTTATTGAAGGTTACAATATAGCAGACCTAGCTTGGGGAACAGCAAACGCTAAAACAGTAACACTATCATTTTGGGTTCGCAGTTCTTTAACTGGAACTTTTGGTGGAGCATTACAAAATGGTTCTTTTAATTACTCATATCCTTTTAGCTATACTATTTCTGCTGCAAATACTTGGGAATATAAAACAATCACTATTTCTGGTCCAACTGCTGGAACATGGAATGTAACAACTGCAACTGGTATTGCTGTTAATTTTGGTCTTGGTATTGGTTCAACATATAGCGGACCTGCTGGCTCTTGGGCAGCAACAAACTATGGTTCAGCTACAGGAGCAGTATCAGTAGTAGGCACAAACGGAGCTACATGGTACATCACAGGTGTCCAACTAGAAATAGGCACATCAGCAACACCGTTTGAACGCAGACTTTATAATCAGGAATTGGCAAACTGTCAAAGGTATTTTGAAAAAAGTTATGATATTGGAGCTGTACCAGGCTCAGCATCTACTGGTGGTCTAGTATATTCTTCAGGTTCTAACGGTGGATTAACCACATCATTTTTATCAGATGGAAAAGGATTTATAGTATCAAAAAGAGCCGCACCTACTATGACTATTTATGACCAATCTGGTAATTCTGGTAGATGTAATAGAGAATATTTTGGTGTTAGTACAACAGCTAATAGTACAGTTGTAGCAACTTTAGAAGGAAATAATAATTTTATTGTATATAGTTCTGGAAGTGTAAATTCTATGTCAATTTCATATCATTATGTTGCATCTGCGGAGTTATAATATGTATAAATTAGTTAATAACGTAATTACAAATACAATAAATTCTGTTCAACGTCTTTCAGACAACGCATTTATCCCATTCGCACCTGATAACACAGACTACCAAGCCTACTTAAAATGGGTAAGCGAAGGCGGAGTTCCGCTTCCAGCAGACGAATAAGGAGCAATAAATGTTTGGCATAGCTAGCTTTTCCCAAGCACCTTTTAGCTCATTAGCAGGTAGAACATTAGAAGCTGCAGCACAGATAACAGCAGACGCAACCGTATCTGCATCAGGAACACGCTTTAGAACATCTGCAGCAAGTATTACAGCTACTGCAACAGTAACAGTTACAACAAGCGGTGCATTAGTATTTGGTAGTGCATCTATAAACGCATTTGCAGACTTATCTGCTATTGCATACAGAACACAGTTTGGTAGTGGCTCTATATTTGGAGAAGCTACAGTATCCGCTACTGGTGGTTCTATAGCACTAGCTTCAGCAAGTATTACAGCTAATGGCACAGTTACTTGTATAGGCTCATTACTCATATCTGGTGATGCTTCTATCACAGCCAATGCTCAAGTAGAAGTAAATTATAACAGAATTAGGTTAGATAGTGGTTCTATCACAGGAACTGCTACAGTAACCGCACTTGGTGGTTATGTAGTATCAGGTCATGCAGATATAAATGCAGACGCTTTTGTTACTGCAAGTGCTAACTCTATACTAGCAGGTTTTGCTTATGTAGAAGGCGTAGGCACAGTTACAGCAAAAGGTGTTATACAAGGCGAAGGTTGGACACCAGTTACACCAGGTGCAGAAACATGGACAGATACAACACCATCTACAGACGTATGGTCAGCAATATCACCATCCACAGATACATGGACAGATGTACCAGCAGGATCAGAAATATGGACAGAAGTAACACCAAGCAACGATATATGGCTCAGACAAGGATAAAAAATGGCAAAAACCAAGATTTCAGAATTTAGTGCAACCGCAGCAGATAATACCGATATTACCAATATCAATATTGCTGAAGGATGTTCACCATCTAACGTAAACAATGCTATTCGTAGTTTAATGGCAGTATTAAAGAACTTTGAAGATGGTTCTAGTGGTGATAATGTAGTCGTAGGTGGTAATCTTAGAGTAGATGGCACAACTACATTAGTGGGTACAGCAATAGCACCTACACCTTCAATAGGCGATAACTCTACAAAAATTGCTACTACAGCATTTGTAGAATCGAAAGTTGGTACATTAGGTACAATGGCATCACAAAATGCTACTGCAGTAGCTATTACAGGTGGCACTATTACAGGTATTACTGATTTAACAGTAGCTGACGGTGGAACAGGTGCTTCATCTATTACAGCAAACTCTGTTATTTTAGGTAATGGATCTTCTGCTTTATCAGGTAATTTAGTTGCTCCTAGTACTTCAGGAAATGTACTTACATCTAACGGAACAACATGGACAAGTGCTACTCCTGCTGGAGGACTTGGCATTGGTCAAACATGGCAAAATGTAACAGGTTCAAGAGCATTTGGTTCAACTTATACTAATAGTACAGGGAAACCTATTGCCGTATCAGTATCTGGAACAGCTAATAATAATGGTTCATTTGTTCTTATTTTATATGTAAATGGTGCTGAAATTGGATATAGTACAGTATATGCAGCTAATGCAGGATACAGAGTTCATTCATTTTTTATAGTACCAAATGGTGCAACATATGCTGTTTCAGGAAGTGGCGGAATTGCAACAACTATTCTTTATAACTGGTCTGAATTAAGATAATATGCCAGTACAACGCATAGCTTTTAAAGATTGGTTACCTGACCAACCATCTATTTTAGACACAGTATCAGAAGCTAATAACGTCATTCCTTTAGCTATAGGATATGGTCCATTTAAGTCAGCAGTAAACTATTCAGATGTAGCTACAGAAGCACTTACCAACTGTTTTGCAGCTAAAGTAAATGCAGACGTATCTATTTTTGCAGGTGGCTTAACTAAACTATTTAAAGTATCTGCTACAGACTTAACTATGGAAGATGTATCTAAATCTGGTGGATATACTGGTATTAACAGATGGCAATTTGCTCAATTTGGTAACTATGCACTAGCTTCTAATGGCTCTGAAAAAATACAATTTTTTAATGTAAACTCATCTACAGACTTTGCAGACTTAGCAGCAGCAGCTCCAGTAGCTAAATACATTACAGTAGTTCGTGACTTTGTAGTAGGTGCTAATATAGGTGCTGGTACATATCCATCAAGAGTGCAGTGGTCAGATATTAATGATCCTACAGATTGGACTCCAGGAGCTGCATCACAAAGTGACTTCCAAGAACTTCCTGACGGTGGTGACATTACAGGTATTACAGGTGGCGAGTTTGGTATTGTATTCCTAGAAAAAGCCATTGTACGTATGTCATATATTGGCTCACCATTGTTCTTCCAGTTTGACACTATCTCACGAAACATTGGCTGTATAGAAGGTGGTTCTATTGCACAATACGGTGGCATTACATACTTCTTATCAGATGATGGATTCTACTCATGTAACGGTCAACAAGTTGTAGGTATTGGCTCAGAAAAAGTAGACAGATACTTCTTTAACAACGCTAACATTGGTGATATTGATTCCATATCAGCAGCAGTAGACCCAGAACGCAACTTAGTTATTTGGAATTACACAACAGTTTCAGGTAACAGAGCTTTACTTATCTATAACTTTGAAACACAAAAATGGTGTGAAGCAGATACAGATGTAGACTTTTTATCTACATTAGCCACAACAGGCACAACATTAGACGGTATAGATTCAGCTTATAACGTAACAGCAGGTTCTTTTGTAGTAGGCAAACAATATACTATTAGAAGTGTAGGTACAACAGATTACACACTTATTGGTGCAGTCGCTAACACAGTAGGCGTATTGTTTACAGCTACAGGTGTAGGATCAGGCACAGGTGTTGCTATAGATATGGCAGCAAGTGCAGCAGCAGCTAAAACAATAGATAGCCTTGTAACTACACTAGACGATAGACTATATGCAGGCGGTAAATTTCTATTTGGTGGTGTTCGTGATACTAGAATTATCACATTTACAGGCACAAATGCTACAGCAACTATCACTACAAACGATCTAGAATATGGTTATAACTCTGTAGTTACACTTATTAGACCATCTGTAGACAATGGATCAGCTACTATACAAATAGCAAGTCGTAAGATGCTAGATGACACTATTACATACTCTACTACTAAAACTACAGACCAAGAAGATAGATGTTCTGTAAGAAGTGCAGGTCGTTATCACAGAGTAAGTTTAACACCTACAGGTGCTAACTGGTTCTCTGCAATTGGAATGGATATAGAATACTCTGAACAAGGAACAAGATAATGGCACGTAGTGATATGTACCGTAAACTACCTTGGACAGGTGGTGATGCTAGAAGTGTAGCAGAAATTG